TCTTCTGTTGGTGCTATTGCTAAAGAACACGAACAACAACAGCTTATTGGTTTGATGCAGACGCTTGGACCTAACTCACCTATTGTTCCTATAATACTAAGAAGTATTATTGCTACTTCTAGTTTAGTCAATAAAGAACAACTTATGATGCAGTTAGATCAACTGTCACAACCTGATCCACAGGCTCAAGAAATGCAACAGCAACAAGCTCAGTTACAGATGGGTCTAGTACAGGCTCAGGCTAATGAGTTAAATGCTAGAGCACAAGAGTCTGCTGCTGACGCACAAGAAGCACAAGCTAGAGCACAGAAGATTATGGCTGAAACATCGTTACTTGATGACAAAGCTAAGATTGATTTGATTAGAACACTAACAGCAAACATTAACACTCGTGATAAGAATGAGTTTGACAAACGTGTTAAAACTGCTGAAGTATTGCTTAAAGAAAGAGATATAGATTCTAATGAAAAGATAGTAGCAATGCAACAAAATAACGCTTGACAAAAGACTAAAAGTATGCTATAATACAACCACTAATAAAACCATTAACAGGAGAACTCCACTTTGGATAAAGAACTCCAGACGTATTATGAAGCAAGATTCGACATGATGTCAACAAAAGGTTACAAAGACCTGTTGGCAGATGTTGAAGTAATGATTGAAGAAAGAAACAATCTGATGGCTACACAAAGCCTTGAAGATTTAAACTTTCGTAAAGGACAGTTAGATGTTCTTCATTGGATTAGAACCCTTAAACAACTTTCTGAGGAAGCTTGGGAGCAACTAAACAATGAAGAGAATCTTTGAATTTAGGTGTGGCGAAGGTCATACCACAGAAGAATATATTGACTCAGAGGTAAACGCTATTGAGTGTCCTGTTTGTCAATGTATGTCACTTCGTATTATCTCAGCACCACGTATTGCGCTAGAAGGAGTCACTGGAGACTTCCCGACTGCTGCTGATGCTTGGGCTAGGAAGCACGAAGAAGCAACAAGAATCGCCAACAAGCGCAGAGAGGGTTAGCGTCTGGTGATATTTTTTAATTCCTAGAATCACAAACGTGACAGGAGACTATATGGCTAATTTTGAAGAACCGGTTCAAGAGGAAGAAGTTGAGTTTAATGATGTTGATGAGTTAGGTCAAGAAGAACAACAGGAACCACAAGCAGTAGAAGAACCTGCTGTAGAGGAAAAACCTGAAGTTGTTATACCTGACAAATATCAAGGCAAATCTGTTGAAGACATTGTTAAGATGCACCAAGAAGCTGAGAAGCTAATTGGTAAACAAGCTCAAGAAGTTGGTGAAGTTAGAAGACTAGCTGACGAACTTTTGAAACGACAACTCGAAGAAAAGAAAGCCGTTGAACCCCAACAAGAAAAAGATACAGAAATCGATTATTTTTCTGATCCGGTAAGTGCTGTAAATCAGGCTGTAGAAAAACATCCTGCTATTGCTGAGGCTAGGCAACAAGCTCAGTCTATTAAGCAACAACAGGTAACTCAGCGTTTAAACGAACAATTTCCTAACTTTAATGAAGTAACGCAAGACCCTAAGTTTTTTGAGTGGATTAAAGCGTCTCCTGTAAGAACTAGACTTTTTACAGAGGCACATTCTCAGTTTGATTATGACTCTGCTGTTGAATTATTATCAACGTGGAACATGATGAATCCGAGTCAACCACAACAAACTTCTAGTCCTGAGTTAGTTGCTGAATCAAGGAAAGGAACACAGGAAAGTTTAAAAACTGCTGCAGTAAACACTGGTTCACCTGCACCAACGTCAAGAAAAACTTATCGAAGGGCTGATCTTATTAACTTACGTTTACGTGATCCCGCACGTTACGAAGCTATGTCAGATGAGATTATGGCTGCATATGCGGAGGGACGTGTCAAATAATTGAAAGGAAATAAAAAATGGCACTAGGTACTAATCATGTCACCAAGACCACTGCGGATAAGTTTATCCCAGAGATTTGGAGTGACGAAATCATCGCAGCATATAAGGCTAATCTTGTTGCTGCAAACATGTTCAGCAAAATGTCTTTTAAAGGTAAGAAGGGCGATACGCTTCACATCCCGAAGCCTACTCGTGGTTCTGCATCTGAGAAGGCAGCTTCTACTCAAGTTACACTTATTGCTGCAACTGAGTCAGAAATCCAGGTTCTTATCAACAAGCACTACGAGTACTCACGTTTGATTGAAGACATCGTTGAGACACAAGCACTTGCTTCTCTACGAAAGTTCTACACTGATGACGCTGGTTACGCTCTTGCTAAACAGGTTGATACTGACATGGTTCAGCTTGGTCGAGGTGTTAACGGTGCTACCGTTGGTACTAACGACTATGCAACTGCTGCTGCATCAACTAACGCATTCATCGGTTCTACTGGTGCTACTGTCTATAACTCTTCATCTTCTAATGCTGCTGCATTGGCTGATGCAGGTATCAGACGTTCTATCCAGCGACTCGATGATGCAGATGTTCCTATGACTGATCGTTGCTTGATCGTTCCTCCAACAACTCGTAACACTCTTATGGGTCTAGCTAGATTCACTGAGCAAGCGTTTGTTGGTGATGTTGGTTCATCAAACACAATCCGTAACGGAATGATTGGTGATTTGTATGGTGTTAAAGCCTACGTTTCAACCAATGCTGACACGGCTGCTGGTAACTCTACTACTGACCGTATCTGTCTACTTGCACACAAGGATGCTTTTGTTCTTGCTGAGCAGATGGGCGTACGTTCTCAGACCCAGTACAAGCAAGAGTACCTCGGTACATTGTTCACATCAGATATGCTTTACGGTGTAGCTGAGCTTCGTGACGATGCTGCTGTTGCTCTAGCTGTTCCTGCTTAATTAAGTAGGTATCTCCCCAGGCTCACAAGGTCTGGGGAGTTTTATTATTGTCGTTCATCCATTAGGACGGAAGTAGGGAAACCGAAGGAACGCATCTTTCTTTAAGAGGAGGGTGTTATGTCTTGGCAAGACTTCTGCCGTAAGCGTGAACTAGATAACCACAAGAAACAACAAATACTTAAACTACGACAAAGGAAACACTATGTGGACTAAGCCTGAATACACTGAGATGAGATTTGGTTTTGAAGTCACGATGTACATTGCAACTAAGTAAGGACGTATAATGGCTATATTTAGAGGAGCAGGAGGACCAGGAGACGCAACTACAGATGCTGCTAATGAAGCTAGTGTAGCTTCTACAAAGGCTGCTGAAGCTGCTGCTTCCGCTACTGCTGCTGCCTCTTCTGCCACTTCTGCTGCTACCTCAGCAACTTCTGCTGATGCTGATGCAACGTCAGCTTCTACTTCAGAAACTAATGCTGCTGCATCTGCACTAGCTGCTGCAACATCTGAGACAAACGCAAGCACATCAGAAACTAACGCAGGAACTTCTGCTTCTAATGCTGCTACTTCAGAAACTAATGCAGCTACATCTGAAACTAACGCTGCAACATCTGAGACTAACTCAGCTACGAGTGAAGCAAATGCTGCTACATCGGCTGCTACGGCTGCTGCTGAAGCTGCTGCAGCACTGGCTGCTTTTGATAACTTTGATGATAAATACTTAGGTGCTAAGGCATCTGACCCTACACTAGATAATGACGGTGACGCTTTAGTTGCTGGTGCATTATATTTTAATACTACATCAGGTGTTATGAATGTTTACACTGGCTCTACATGGGTAGCTGCCTATGTATCTGCTGCTGGTGTTTTGTTACAAGCTAACAACTTATCTGATGTTGCTAGTGCATTAACATCAAGAGCTAATCTTGGTTTAACTATAGGTACTGACGTACAAGCACACTCTGCTGTACTTGACGCTACTACAGCATCCTACACAACTGCTGAAGAAACTAAACTAGCTGCTATAGAAGTAGGTGCTGATGTAACAGACGTAGATAACGTTACTGCTGCTGGTGCGTTAATGGATAGTGAAGTCACTAACCTAGCACAAGTTAAAGCATTTGATTCAACAGACTACGCTACTGCTGCTCAAGGCACACTGGCTGACAGTGCTACACAACCTGGTGACAATGTATCTACATTGACTAACGATGCAGGTTACTTAACATCATTCACAGAAACTAACAATCTTACGTCTGCAGTTACATGGGCTAACGTACCAGACGCAAACATCACACAAAGCTCTGTCACACAGCATCAGGCTGCTCTTAGCCTTACAGAATCACAGATTAGTGATCTAGGTACTTACGTTACTAAAACGTCTGCTACAGGCTCTGCTGAGGTTCCTAGCGGTACTACAGCACAGCGTGATGGTTCACCTAGTGCTGGTTACTTACGATTCAATACTACTGATACTTCCTTTGAGGGCTACGATGGTTCTGCTTGGGGAGCTATTGGTGGCGGTGGAGGTGCTAGTGGTGGTGGTTCTGATGCAATCTTTTATGAAAATGGTCAGACAATAACTACCAGTTATTCTATTACAGCAAATACAAACGCAATGTCTACAGGACCACTAACAGTTAATAGTGGTGTTTCAGTAACAGTCCCTAGTGGCTCAAGATGGGTGGTGTTATAAATGGCAATTACATTAAACGGATCGTCAGGAATACAGTTTCCTAACTTTATAGAGAACGAACAAAGCATAGACGCTGACTACACTATTGCTGCAACTAAGAACGCTGCAAGCATAGGTGACATAGAGATTAGTAGTGGCGTTACAGTAACTGTGACAAGCGGTGGAAACTGGGTGATCTTATGAGTACGCTTAAAGTTGACAGTATACTTGATACTTCTGGTAACGATACTGTTACTGGGAAGATACTACAAGTCCAAACTACAAATGTCTCAACAACTAGCTCTCAAGCTATAACTGCATATACACATGCTGAGATAACTGGAGTATCTGTAAACATAACGCCCTCATCCACAAGCAGTAAAATATTATTGCAGTGTTCATGGATGGGAGAAGTTACTGATTCTGCTAACTATAATCATGTGTTTTCATTTAAAAGAAACGATACGTATTTAGGTTCTCCTGTTGCTGGTAATAGATTAGTAGGTATTGGGCTTGCTGGTAAAACTTATGAGAGTACAGATTTTA